AAGGATACCACCGGATAACCATGGCAAGTCTCCTAGTGCTTGGCTCGGTTGACTGACCTGTGAACGATCCTCAGGTTCGAGGGATGGTTGTTCCTTGGATTGCCGTCTTTGTGGTCGATGTCCATGTTCGACCCCTTCTTGACCTTGCCATCCCTGATGGCCTTCCTGCGGACCTTGTTCCGGTGGGCACGGTCGATCTTGTACTTCTTGGTGCCGTGGTACTTCCGGTATTCCTCTTTGTAATCGCGTTCAGGCATTACTTGCCCTTCTTGATCTTCATCTTGCCGTAGGTGGAATAAGCGATCTTGTACGCCTTCTCGGCAGACATTCCTTCCTTCTTTTCGAGGGAGTGGGCGATCTGCTTGACCTTGGAGGGGATCTTTGCCATGTGTGTCTTTGTAAGAAAGTGGAAGTTAAAGTTCTTACAAGTCAACCAAAATGCTTATATGGCTGCTTGTGGATGCGGAAATGGATACAAAGTGTAGACACTTCTGCACAAATGTAGTATGTTCAGGCCATCGACAAGTCCAGATAACTATGTGATTTGAGTCACCAAGCCCGACAGGACCAGTATCTGGCCTTGGTCTTGGGCCCCGGGTTGTCGCAGTTGTGGCGGGCCCTGAAGTTGGACCTGCGGCCCGGGATGTGCTTCTTGATCTTCATCTTGGGATCACCGAAGCGGACGATCTTGGTCCTCTCCCCGTCCTTGACGCAGACTGCGGACTTCTTGTTTCCGCCCGGGGTACGCCACGGCGTGTTCAGTTTCTTGCCCTTGCAGGGCCCGGTCTTCTCAGTCACGCAGCACCTCCAGAATCTCGTCGGGGACCATTTCCTTCAGTTCCCTCATGGCCTTGGCCAACGCCTTGGCATCCTTGAGGGAATCCTTGCTCCTTAGATGGTCTTCGTACCGCAGGACGGCCAGACAGGCGTGGTGGACCAAAAGGGTTGCCCATTCATCGTGGTCTACATCCATGTGTTCCCCCGGGGCTTGCGCCCAACAGCGTGTTCCATGAACCGTTCCAACTCTTGGTCCAACAGGTCTGCCTTGCGGATGGCCATCTTGCGGTTGGCATCTTGGGCCATCTGCTCCACCCAGAAGCCCACCGCCATGCTCAGGACATCCAGTCGGTCATCGTAAGCCAAGGCACCCTTGGTCCGGGTGATGCGGGACATCTGCCACATCAGGCTGTATTGCAGGGCCTTCTCGGTGGAGTACTGCTTGGTGGACTCGTAATCGTCCCTGATGACCCCGGTATCGATGACCAGACGGTGCTGGTTCATCACGGGTTCCAGAGTGTCGATGATCCGCCGTTCCTTCTGGATGTTGTGCCTGACCTCTTCGATGGTGCAGGGGTACGACTTGGCGAGGTACGGCTTCAGGAGTTCCGAGAACATCCCGTCACCGAAGTTCGACTCCACGATGATCTTGTTGACCCCGTGCCTCTTGGAGATCGTGACCAGCCTTTCCATGGTCTCGGGGGCATAGCCACCCTTCAGGCCACCCGCAGCCGTCACATACAGGAACCCGTTCAGCATCTTCACGACCGCATAGGCGGTCTCGTTGTCGCCACGGCCCGAGGGGTCGATGGCCATGATCCCGCCTTCGTAGGGGATCCACTTTCCTAGGATGTCCATGGGGGCGTAGTAGCGGTCGCCATTGAACCCCACGCATGGAACATCCTTGATGGCGTTGCTTGGATTGGCTGCCCAGATCGGCTTCTCCGGGGCATTCTCCGGGCTCAACCCCAGCACGATTAGGTCAGACAACTTCAGCGGGTAGCGGTCAGCGTCACTCAGGGTGCTGTCCAGCATGAACTGGAGGGCAAACCCGGTACGACCGTAGGAAGCCTCACGCTCCATCAGGTCGATGGCATTGAATCGCCTAGGATCGGTTGGCTGGTTCTCTTCCCACTCAGACAGCATCGGGGCCAACTTGGAGCCAAAGGCCGTCCTGAGGCGATTGTCGGGGCCCTTGGCTGGCCAGATCCGGGTGTCGTAGCCCTTTTCATGCAGCCCGTGGTAGATCGACTGCTCCGTCTGGGGAGTGCCCAGATAGATCACCTCTCCACCGGGCTTGAGGACTGCCTCGAATTCAGCGATTGCGCTCAGCAACTTTTCCCTCATCAAGAAGGTGGCTGAGTTGTTCAGGCTCTCGACATCGTCGGCAATGATCAGGTCTGCGCGACTTCCCGTGATCTGGCTGGTGATGCCCTTGGAGACCACGCTTGGGGCCTGAGAGGCCGGGGCAGGGCCGACATCAAAGGCGATCTTGGAGTTGCGCTGGTCTTCCCGGGGCTTCAGGTGCTGGCAGATCGGGATCTCGTTGATCAGCCTCAGGGTGAAGGTGCTGAAGTCATCGGCCCGCTGCTTGGATGCAGACACCACCAGCACATTGAGCCGGGGGTCGTGCAGCAACCTAAAGACAACATAAGCACTAGTAAGCCAACTCTTGCCCACGCCACGGAACGCCTGTACGACTCTTCGGCGCGGGCCTTTCTGGAGGTACTGGGCAATGTCAAGTTGGACCGGAGTCGGCTCCGGGAGCCCAAGGTGATCCCATGCCAAGTAGACGAAGTTCCGGTAGTCCTTGAGTTTTCGCTCAAGTTCGCTCACGCGGCCTCTTCATCGAAAGGCATGATCTTGGCAAGATTCAGCATGGGCTGGCTTGCCGTGGGGGCGCAGTCGATGCCGTTGTCCTTGAGCATCTGACGGGCCACATTCAGTTCCGTGGCCGTGGCAGAACCATCCTGAATCTTCCTCAGGAGTTCTTGGCACAGGGCCGTGTGGATCTGTTCGAGGATGTCCTTGTTCATATTCAAATGCTCGACAGCAACGCAGTCACCATCGCTTGGTTGACCTGAAGATAACCGTTGTCGGGCAGCAACAAATCATAAAGACTGTTGCTTGCAAAGTATTGATTGGCCAGATCGGGAGAACCAACGGAAATGGTGTGATTTGGTGCGGCACGAAGGTGAGCCGCATATGGAGCAGGGGTGGTCAAGGCTGTCGCCTGATACGGATCGTACAGATTCTGCGCCAACAAGCGGCTGGCGGGGAACCATGCTGCAATGTCAAAGACAACGACATTCTTGCCGTCATTGCGGTTTGCAAGCCCCCAATCATTGGCCGCATTGGCAATTGCTGGTCGGTTTGTTGACCAATTGTTATCTGCGGGAACGCTTGGATCCGAAGGATGGGTCACCGAGAAAATGAATGCAAGATCGTTTGCAGGGTATCCAAGAGCATTCCATTGCGTAGTAAAGATGTCCCTGATGTTTGCTGCGTTGGTTGTCCAACTGTTCGCAGTATCTGGTCCATTGATTCCGCTGTTGCAGAACAGCAAAACACGACCCGATCCGCCAGCAGCAATCTGTCGTTCTCGCAATTCCTTGAGAACCATTTTGACCAGACCCTGACGCACATTCAGAACAGAGTAGATTTGGGTGGTGCTGTATCCACCGTTGTACATCAAATTGGTCAGGGAAAAGCCCTTGGTTTCTTTTCGGATTACAGAGTGCCAGAACACACAGGCAGGACCTGTAAAGTTTCCGCTCCCGGTGTTGTACCCATCGTAAGCACAGATCATTATTCGGGGCTCAATCTGTGTTGCCGTGGTATTAACTGAAGTAAAGTCAAGCGTTTCAGTTGCCGAGCCGTACTGACCTGAGTTGGTATTTACCGCCTTTGAAGCCACGACGGTATTGACGCTGTGCATGGCCTTCATAGTAAATTGGCCGGAACCGCTGGTAAAAGTTCCATACACAACCCGATACTGGAGATTTTGGGCCCCTCCACCACCACCCATTACAAGAGGCGACCGCGGATAAATGCGGATAGAAGAGCCGTTTGCCGCTGAAGTGTAAGAACCTGAAGACAAGTAAGCCGCGCCATAACCAAACCCACAAGGACGCAGTTGTCCAGATCCTGAAAAAGCCGTGTTGGCCGCGGTTGGAACAGCGTAAGGCTGTGAGTAATTAACCGCGTCTAGCAAGTCCGATGCGATTCCCGGCTCCGCTTCGAGGTCAACTTGCTGTTCCAAAGTGCTAATTGCTCCGGTTGACCCGCTTTGGCTATTTCCGGTCCAGAACATAAAGTTGTACGCCCCATGCAAGCCGCTCATTCGATTGTTGCCTGTGGCGGCATCCGTGCTGGCCGGAAACTGCAATGGGGTGGCGTAAACCATCATGCCCATGTTTTCACAAGCGGCCCGCAAACCAAGGGTGTGGCCACAGGTAGAAGGCGATCCCGCATTCGAGTCGCCAATGGTAATGATGTCTAGCGAGTCTGCGCCGCTACGCACATCTCGCAAAAACTCGGCTGCTCGGGAATTTCCGTAGAGTCCCGCCGAGGTGCTGGGACGAAAGCCGATGTTGTGGCGCAGCGGTAGAGGTACAGAGCGGTTTGCCATGAATTACTCCACGATCCAAGCGTTGTAGGTCAAATTTCCGCCGTTAGAAACAGAAATGCGAATTCGATTGACCAGCGGGACAATGCGGCACCACGAATTGGTGGTTCCGTTGATGTAATCCGTGTCGCTTGGTCGAACCGTTTCCAGATCAAACCAAGTCGTTCCGTCATCAAGAGTGCCCTGCAACGACACCACGACTGTGGAAGAAGAGCCGAGGCGGGCCCCGCTATGAGTAACCACCAGCGTTCCATAGCGGTCAGGAGTCATGTCGGGATAGAAAGGTCCAGACACATATACCGAAGGGACGGGTTCGTTTGTAGCCAGACGAAAAGTTGCCATGGAATTCCTTTAAGTAAGAGCCTTTACAGCGAGATTGAGCGCAACAGAGACCCCAGCCCCGACAGCCGCAGCCATGCCCATAGTAAAAGACCGCGAATGCTCCAGTTCCCGAAGTCGTTCTTCATGGTTCTTGATCTGGTCTTCCTGAATGCGCTGCATCTGAATGAGGGTGTCCACTTTGCCTTCCAGCCGACCGATGGCCAGCATCATTTCTGATTCGCCATGCATGGTTATGCCGGGGCCAGCCCGCTCACATAGTCGAACTTGATGATGTAGGACACGGTACCAGAGGCAACCGTGAACCCAGCCGTGATGTTCGGAAGGTTGAATGTGGTGCTGCCGTCCCCGCTCCCGAAGGAAGTGCTGATGATGCTGAACAGGGCAGCGTAGGTGGTGCGGCTGACGGCGGAACCGTTGCAGGTCAGGAAGCCGCCCGGGAGAACCGAGCCAGCCCAAGGCAGGATGCTGCCCACGGGCAAGGCGTAGTTCACGCCGATGTTGTCCATGGCCGTTTCCTGAGTGGCTTGGTCAGCGGCCATCTCGGACAACTTGTTGGCTGTCTTGAGCAGCCCCGTGGTCATTGCTGGGTTGATGAAGGTTGACATGGTCAGGTAGTCCTCACAAGAAGCAGCGTCCAGAGATCGTTATTTTCAGACGGAATATAACTCGCTGCGACCAATCGCCAAACACCGGAAACCGTAGGGCTGCTTCCCTCCCCTGCCAGATATACACGGTATGCCATTCCACCGCCGGGCGTGGTATCCATACGCAAATAATGCGTAGTAGTGATCCCGCTTACAACAACTTCTCCCGGTTCCCAAATCATTGTTGGCCCCGGTCCATACCACAAAGCCGAAATCAATGCTCCAACCTTGCTACGGTCAGAGACATTCGTGGCAAAACTGGAAGCGGTCTGGGCTCCGATCAAGGTAGCCACTTCCGCACCAGTCAATGCAATGGGAGTGGTGGCAGAAGCCGTGTTGTTGCCAAGGATCCGGTTTGAGGCAACGGTAGCCAACTTGGTGTAGTCAATCGCCGCATTGTCCGCGACATCGGCATTGGCCACGGTGTCCTTGACCGCAAGACCGCCAAGTCCAAGGGTAGTGCGCTGCGCGGTTGCGGAGGCATCATCCAGCAGGGCCCGTCCAGCGGCGGTGCAAGTGATTTCCTGCACTTCACCCGCGCCAGCCGAAGACCGCCCAAGGATCTTGTCGGTTGCGCTGACATTCTGCATCTTGGCATAGGTGACTGCATCGTTCGCAATCTTGGCCGTGGTCACCGCGTTGCTGGCCAACTTGGGCTCCGTAACCGCACCATCGGCCAACTTGGCGGTAGACACCGATCCGTCCACGATGTTCCCGGCGGTGATTTCGGCCACCCGGGAAATACCGAAGTTGCGGACGCTGATGGTCACGCCGTTTGGAATGGCGGTGTTGAAGACGATTGCGCTCGTCGTGATTGTGTAGGTGTTCGGGTTCTGAATCACGCCGCCCACTTCCACGATGAACATCTCTTCGATCAGGCTGGCTGGGGCGGGATTCAGGGTATAGGTGGTCCCACCGTTGCCCGGTCCCACATTCCATGCCTGAGGCATCGTCACGGCCCCATACAGGACAGCCGTGGTGAACTGCTCCATGTTGACGGCATCCTTGTTGTCAACGCCAGCCGCCACATTCGTGATGCGGAGGTTCTGGGCATCCCATGCCGTCTGGGGGAGGTTCTTGCCCAAGGCCCCGGAGCCGATGTCCTCGCCCTCCTGAACCCGATGCAGCAAGCCCTTGGCAAGGTTGTCAAGGTCATTTGCCGTCAGGACCGACCCGTCATTGAAGTCCACCACGCCGCTCTGGAACCCGGACACGACTGCCGGGGTTTCCCGCTTGATCAGCACCTGCGTATTGACCGCCGGGGCCGTGGTGAAGCGCACGATGGGGCTGACGGTGTTCAGGTTCAGGAACGAATATCCCGTGGTTTGCAGGACATTGTTCAGGTACACCTTCAAGAAGCCGCTGTTGATCCAGCCATCGATCTGGCTGAAACTGAAGTCGGTAGTGCTACCGTTGGCGGTGTGTACTTGATAACTGTTTGGCATTTGGGGTCAGTTCCTTAGATTCATTCTCTGTTTCGGGGCTGGATCTCGGGGAGGTTGTAATAATCCACAATGTCCTGCTCAAGAATGTTGAAATACTGCTTGAGTCCAATCAGGTTCTGGAAAGGCATCAGCAGACGGGCCTTGTGAATCGTGCTTTGAGTGACCTCCCGCTCAAGATCAAGGCCAAGGGCCTGTCCAACGGTGGATCCGTAGATGTCCGTACCCAGCCCCGCAGCCCGCTTGGCAAGGGCAAAGGACGGGAAGGAATACAGGGACAACCCGCTGTAACGGTACGGGGAGAAGATCGGGTCCTTGGACACGAAAGTCTGGGTGAAGGCATCGGTGAGCATGATGGGCACGAAAAACTCGGAAGGGCCCGTCATTGCGCCCCGGGCAAACCCATCCCATGTCATGCGCTCTTCGATCTCATCGGCCTTCTCCGTGTCCCCTGAAGCCTTGTAGGAGGCCCAGTCGGCGGCATTCCTCAGCCATTGGATGCTTCCGGCAATGACCAGCGTAGCCCCGATCTCGGAGGCCACCTTGGCCTTGGCTCCGGGGGCCCCGCTCACGACACGCGAGGAATTCTGGAGCAGGAAGTTGTCCACGCCCTTCAGATTGAAGGTGCGGAACTGGAGCATCATCCGGCCCAGCGCGGAGAACATCCCCTTGGCGAAGTCGCCACGGGTCGGGATGTCCTGAATCCGGGTACGGACCATGCGGTCCACCAACTTGACCAACTTGTCCATCTCCACGGCATCGGGCTTGGAGATGCCCACGATTCGGCCATTGGCCTCCTCGGCGTTGTCGCTGACCCACTTGGCCAAGGCCCGGTACTGCTCGGGCTCCAGACCAAGGGTACGCACGGTGGAATCGTCCAGCCACTTGGGGGCTCCACGGGCAGCCTCCATCATGTGCTGGAGGGTGGCGGCTGCGGTCAACTGCTGGGTGAAACTCTGGAAGGGAGCCAGCAGCGAGACATCGGACATCAGGTTGGCGGCCTTGTCCAGATACCGTGCGGTGGCCGTGGTTCCCCGGGCTACGAGGCTGCCATAGTCATCCGGCTGCATATCCGAAAGGCCCTGAACCATGGTGCGCCGCAGACGATCCGTGGACGGGGAGAACCATTGGTTCAGGAACACCGACATTCCCTTGGTGTCCTGATCCAGATTCTTCCAGTTGGAGATCATCTCCATCAGGATCGGCATCTGCTTGACCGTGTTGCTCACGCCCAAGGTGCCCACGATGCGGGCGATTTCCCCGATCTGGGCCAGACCGAACTGGCCGCCAGTCGTGAGATACCCATAGGGCATCAGGATCGACATGATGCGGTCGGTGGTGGCGGTGCGCCCGTGGTGGATCGGCTCGTAACGCATGGCCGCGATGATCTCGCGCAGGGCGGATTCATGCTTGGCCTCCAGCGTCCCGCCCAGTTTCTTCACCATGGCAAGCATCTTGTCAACGCTGTCCACGGTCAGGTCTTCCGCAACTTCCTCGCCCTTCTTGACCGTGGTGGGCTTCAGGATCCCGCGGGCCTTCATCTCGGCATTGAACGCATCCAGAAGCCGCTTCTCGTTGACGGCCCCCATCACCGAGGTGATGTACTTGCGGACAACGAAAGGCAGGTCATCGTTGGTCAGGTCAGCGATGGACAGGGTGTTCTTGCCAGCCCCAAGCAGGTCCCCCGAAGTCACCTCGGAGGACTCGTTCAGCAGCATTCGGCTGCGCCCATAGGGAGTCTTGCTCCCGGCCTTGGCCTTCAGGGGGCCTTCCAGCCGGGTGATGGCATCGAACAGTTCCTGTTCCTGCTGCACCAGCGGGGCGTTCTCGGTTCCCTCCGCGATGGCGATCAGGCGTTCCGAGAAAGCCTTGGCTGCATCATCGATGTCCCCCTCGAAGGCGGTCTCGACACCGTCAATGATCACCCTGCGCCCGTTCTGGTCGATGGACTG